CTCGACGGTAATCTTCGTCAAGTACTTGCGCATAAAACCCTGACGATTTGCCGTGATATACAAAGAATCGCTAATCTTTTCACCCAAGACACGATGGGCTTCTTTGTCGTTGAACGCTGCTTGCACTAGTTCGCGACTAAGCTTGACTTGTTGCTCTGCGCTAGCAAATACACCATCAGCAGCCAAGGAACCATTCGAGGATGCAGCCAAGAACTTTTGTTGGCGGTTAATAAGGTCACGTTTATCCGATGCATTAATTTCACCGTTACGACCAATTGCACGCTCACCTTCTTGCATGCCGTCGAAACGATACTCGGATGCTGCCACCATTGGCGTCTTCGACGCCCGAACCTGAACTTTTGTACGCATCTTAATACTCCGTTATTTTGTTTAAGTTAGGACCACTAATTAAATGATTAACCTTAGTGATCCTAAATTTGTTCTTAACTAGTTATCAATTCGAGGCCGAGAACTCAATACCCAACCACGGATAGTCTTGACCCGGAACAGCAATAACCGAACCAGGAATACCCACATTCGGGCCAGCAGTAGTGTTAGCCAAAGTAACTTGACCACTCGCACCCAAGGCCAATTGCGTAGCAGTAGTCGAACCCGCAGCAGCCCAGTTTTGCGAAGCATCGAATTCCGAGGTGAAGATGACACCGCGAGTAGCAACGCCGATTTGACCCACGTAGGCACCGCTGTAACCACCCGGTTGAACATCACCAAACAAGGCCCGTTCTTGAACAATGGTCAGGCTGTACTTGTAGGTAACGTTCACCGTGTCACCAGCGGTCAGGCCCGTGACCTGATTACCAACAACCGTCGGGCTAGTAACCGGAGCATTAGCCGTAACGTCGAATACGAAAACCTGACCAGAAACCGGCGTCAGGCTCAACGTAATTGCCCCCGTCGACGGAACCAGGAATTGTTCTACTTTGTTGTAATACGATTCAGGGAAAGGCAAGGCCGAGGTACCGGCAACAACGAACCCTTGGAAAATATCAGATGCGGTACCCGTCGATACCAAAACACCGGCCGAAGTATTACCTTGAGTACGAACCAAGGCCTGGCCTTCAGCCAAAAAGATTGCGCCGGGTGCAGTCAGCATCTCGGTCGAATCGGAGAGTCGAGTTCCTGGAAAATACAAGCTCATGATGTGAAACTCCTGTTTGGAATTTGTAAATAATTAGGCAGCGGGAACTATAAAACTTGAAGTGTTAATTAAGTTCCCGTCACCATTAAATTAAGGATTGTGTGAACTTAGACTTAGGATTAAGCAAAAGGCAAAGGAGCTTTACCCGAAAGCACGGCCGCAGCATTTACCGAATAACCGGTTGAGCTTGCCTTTACTTCGTTGATACGGCGATGAATCGGTCCACGCAACAGCGCTGCTTGAACCGTGTTGGGGGCCTGTTCTTCTGCAAATTCATCGTTGAACTCGTCATCAGAATCACCAGCAGCGAATTCCGATTGAAAATCCGGGCTAGCCGAGTCACCGAACAAGTCTTCTTCGTCATCAGTGCTGGTGCCTGCTTCATCGCTAGTCATGTCCAAGGCAGATGCAAATGCATTACGTTGAACTTCAGGCAAGCCCGAAAGTTTGTTAGCAACAGTGAGAATCGATTTAGCGTAATCCACACCGTAGCTAGCAAATACCCGACGAACTAACGACACGCCACCGCGAACACCTGCAGCCTGCAATTCTTCTTCTAGGGCTGCACGCAGTTCATTGCGCGTATCCTTGAAGTACTGTTTGTTGATGCCAACAGCAGCAATTGCCAAGCATTGATTCAGGGCATCGTTAGAAACTTGATTAGAACGACGAACGGCAGCTGTCAATTTAGCGGCTTTAGCCTCAACACGTTTGTTCAGTACTTCTTGAGAACCTACGTTGACGGTGGCCAGTACAAATCCCATCTTTTTCAAGCCCGCACGCAAGCCATGTTTTTGCATCTCAACTTCAGTTACTTCCTGGAATTGATCCGACAAATACATGTCGCCATGACCCGCTTTTACAGCTACTTTTTTGCCCAGAGATGCAACAATACGATTAGCTTTAATTGCGTGAACTCGGGTCCCCACAGTAGCGAATACAACGTCGTCGCCTTCATCATCCGTACCATCTACGTCCAACAAGGCTACGTTGTCTGCTTTATCAGCAACGGGTGCAACTTCAAGCTCATCCGAATCTTCAGTGTCCGTGTCCGTGTCGTCTTCGTCGTCAAACTCCGAATTAACTTCTTCGGCGTCACCGGCGTCCCAGTTATCATCAACTTCCAACAGCGATTGAGGATTGTCACCGTCTTTCAATTCGACTTCCTCGTTATCGAAATCGGCATCGACTTCATCTGCTTCCTCCGTATCATCCGAATCTTCAGTGTCAGTGTCTGCATCTGAGCCAACCGTCAAATAACCGGCAGCAGGATCAACTGCATTCGGAAGATTAGTGGTTGCTTGCTGGCCCGGTACATTCGGATCGTTGTCAGCCTTAACTTTATTGGCTTTCAAGGTTCCAGAATCAGGACCACCGGCTTTAAAATTAGCATCAGCATCGGGACCTTTAACCGTATCTAGATCAACTTCATCAGCTGCATCATCAGCGTCCAATCTGGCTTGCGCAGGATGTTTCTTGGGCGAAACCTTCGACAGAGGAACTGGTTTAGTTTTACCCGGCTTAGCCGCTGCCGTGGTTCGACCCCCGTTGTTCATCTTCGATTTCTTGTTGTATTCTTCGTTGTTATTGAAGTGTGTAGAACCGCCTTCGTCGTCCTCCGGATCAGTCAGAGTTTCCGGCACTTGATGGTTCAAAGCCTGTTGACCATTATCGTCAGCGGGCTTCGTCGTGTTATTTGGAAAATGCGTGCTGGTGCTAGACTGGGCTTCAGCTTCGACTTTCCGCTTGGTACCGATGGTCATAGTGTTCCTCGCTCAAAAGTTAATATGTAGGGATTACAATGACGCGCGTCCTAATAATCTCACATACAGTAAAATTAACGTATGTGCGGAATTAAGAATCGGAATTTGAATTACAAATGCTGGGGATTGATAACTGGATTTTAAATTTAATTAATAACTACGAATAATTATTAATTAAGCTGTAGGACGAATGTGGGTGCCGAGTATTTATAATTAAATACTGGAAATTGAAGAGTGAGGAGTGAAGAGTTAATAACGCATTGAGGACAAAAAGAAAGCCACCGATTTCATTTAAGAAAAGGGTGGCTTTTATACTGCTAATTAAAACTATAAAAACTGCTGAGGTTTTGAACTTCCAGGGACATCTAAATCTGCTTTTACTTCTGACGTCCAAGGATACTCAACCCAATCTGAAAGGGCTGACGCCCAAGCTGGATCCCGAACAATGGAACACTCTATCGGACTTATTCCGTGAGCATTCAAAAATGCTAAATGCGATGAGCCATCATAATCTTGATAGCGTTTCCAATTGACGTTGTCCGTACCTGAAGTATGTGAGCAACGTCTGTCCTTAGAGCAAACGGTTCCGCAATAACCGCAGGTAAAACTATCGACTAGAGCACCCATAGAATAAGTATTAATTGTTCCATCTAAAACCTGTTGAGCAATGTCCGGATACTTATTTTTATCAATGCCTAAAAGACCCATCACTTTCCACAGTTTTCCATTCCCATAACCCTGGACTTTATTGAAAGATGCGTCAAAGATAACTCCATGTGCCGTGGAGCAGTCCTCATTGGAATGTTCCTCATGGATCGGGCAACCTACCCAGGCCTTATAAGACAATCTGTTTATTGGTGGTGGTTGAAATCTTACTAATTCGGAACGCGGAAATGCAATGCCGTTTCGATTAGGAAGATCGGATGGACATATAATAGTCCGGACCAATATGTAGTCTTCAATACGGGGCGAAATTTTGTAGACCGGAGCACAGAAGGGTAGCCATGTTGCGTAATCCAGTTCACTAATTCGCGCCATTTCTTTTTCAGCTTCAAACGTTTCGATTGATCGCTGAAGGTTATCTACTGAGTTGGTTTCTAACGTGCGTTCTAGAGGCACAGTATCGGCTGTAACTTGATGCTGGTATTTAGCAACACTAAGCTTTTGGTGGGCACTGACACTGACA